GCCGCATAAACGCAGGTCATGGTCACCCTCTTGGTCAGTGGGCGGCCCACCTCAGCAGCCCATTGCGCCAGCTCCGGGTGAGGACCCTTCAACAGCTCAATGGTCTTGTTCAGCACCGCCCGATAGGCGTCAGCTGGGGCAGGGGTGGGCGAGACGTTGACCAAGGCACCTGATTTTGCATCCAGCGTCATTGCAGCGAGGTGCTGCAGGCCGCTACATGTTGCATCAGTGGCGACAGGCAGGTTGGTGGTTGCCTTGGTTCCAGCAATTACACAGGCGTGGTACTCCGCACAGGCGGCTAACCCACACCAGGGCTCATCAAACCCCTCGAGCTCCGCCAGGTGTGACTCAGGGTCGGTCGCAATGGCCGTGATGAGCTCGTGGTGGGCCTGAGTCCAGGCCACACGCTCCTCAAGGCTGAGCTTGTCCTTCCCAGCTGTGTTAGCCAGGTGGACGGCGAGCCAGAACTCGGCGCGGTTTGTCAGAGGACGCTCCTTGACAAAGAGGTACAGGCTCTTTTCCATATCCATGCCCTGTGGTGACATGAAAGACACCAGTGGGTACACACGGCCCCTGTAGTCAAAGGACCAGGGGATGTAGAGCACAGGCTCATCTTTGAACATGTCTGCAACAGACAATGTTTCAAGGGTTCTGAAGCGCCGACCACGCAGTGAGGCGTTGCGGTTCTCCTGATCAACCCTGGCCTTACGCCATTCGAACAGGATGTCCTTGTCCTCAGTCTCAGGTTTAGGCAGTGGTGTCTCGTTGGCTTGCAGCACGAACGTGCCGAGGGTCAATTCCCGTTGCTCGAGATGCTTCATCAACCGGTAAGTGACCGGGTTGACTTTGTACCCCACGCATTGAAGGGTGTTGAGCATGTCGAGCGGGGTCTTCCCCAGCGTAAGTGGACACCTTTGCCCTCGAACCAGCGAGAACCCTTGCCGCAGCTCGTTTGTCAGGTATCCGCCCCGTTCGGTCTGGGACCACGGAGCAGGCTCACAAAGCATCGGCCAAGACAGGGGGGCCTGCAGCTCAGCCAGCTGCATGATCAGGTCTTTGAGGCTTGTTAGCTCAGGGCTCATGACCACAAGACGGAGGGCATTCTTCTTGCCCTTCTGGTTGCTCACCTTGATCTCAAACCACTTGACGGTTGAGGCGATGCAGTCCAGCAGAAATGCACCGATTTGGTGACGCTTAGGCTGCGACCACTGATCCCATTTGAAACCACGTCGGTTCATCAGGACCTTGGACAGCCGTTCCTTTTGATGGGTTCCTGTCGTGGCGAGGAAGTACTTCGCCTTGATCAGCTTGAACTCATTGGGGGCCACCTGCTCGTACCACCGGAAGCGGGCCTCCGATTCGATGGCATTGCCGATGCTCACACACACGTTGGTGTACGTGTTGCGATAGCCCCCCTTCTCATCACGCCCACGGGCGATCAGGTCCAAGGCCTTCTTGGCCGCAATGGCAGCCATGACCTCAGGCTCGATGCACTGCAAGACCTCATACAGGTGGGCACCACCCATGTAGGCCTTGCCCTTGGTGAGGCGTTCTTGTTTGGCTTGGATCCTCGCTGCGATGTCGCTGACCTGCTGGTTGACCAGCTTGCGACCCCACAGGGTGCCGGATCCGTATTCGCGTTGTTCGTCGTGAGCTGTCCGCCGGCGCAGCCGTTCAGCCCCACGCTTGGCAGCGAGGGCCTCGAGCTCCCACTGACGGGCCCACGAGCTCAGGTGCTCGTGCTCCATGTCTTTAGTGGGATCCTTACCAGTCGAAATCAGTGTCTTCCTTCAGTATCCAGTGGATACAGTCAGGGTTGTCATGAATTGCTTGAACCATCTCCTGGGCTTGGAGTCTGGCGTGCAATTTGTTGAATGCGTAGCAGCAAAATTCATATCCATCGCTGCTGCGATCAAGATATCTGACCGTGTACGGGTGCAGGGTATACATGTCTACGTCGGAGGTGGGCTGGTTCAGGGTCGGTGCAGCAAGGTTCAAGGTTGTCCTCCAGGAGCATGATAGATCAGAGACGTGCCATATAAGCCTTAACCAAATCTTCATCAGAAAGATCCAGCAATCCATGGAATAGCTGATCCCAGTGCTCTGGGGATTCAGCGTCCAAGCCCGCCAGATCGCAGGCCATCTGTAGGGGTGAGGGCTCAGGCTCCTCCTGCCACCAGGCCGGCCAGAGCCAGCCGGATGCAGGTGAGTTATGCATGTTCTGCATAGTCAGTACTGGGCCCCCTGTCCCTTGAACTCTTTGAGGCACTCCATGAAGATCCCTGCAGCCTGTTTGCGGGTGATCAAACCCTCAGCAACGGAATCAACCAGCTTCGGGGCCAGGGCCAGGCAAATAGCAGGCATGGACTGGCGTGGTGGCTCTGGAATAGAGCGCGGGGGCGTGGTGCTGAGCGTGAAAGCGGTGATTAGTGCAAGCATGGTGCGGTTGAGGCTTGTTAGATCGGGCGCCCATCGCTGGGCAAAAGAAAAGGCCCTAGCGGATTGCCAGGGCCAGCAGCGTTGATAGGAAGAACGCGAAAGATAAAAGGCCTAGGAACTTAGTCTGCTGACGTAGAACCCAGGCCTCAAACAGCGGATCATCCATCAACCTAGATCAAACAGTGTGGCAAACAAATCATCTAAGCATTCATCGATTTGCTTTTTAGTCGCCTCGCTGATGTTGGGGTCGGCTGCCATGCGCTCGAGCTTGTCGGCGAACTTAAAGGCCTTGTCGGGTGATTCAAAGCTGAGCTCAGCCCAGTTCAAATCCTCCGCCCGGATTTCATGTGTGCAGTTCATCGCTGTGCGGTGTGGGTGGGTGTGGGTGTTTGCGTGCCTGAATAGCTGTAAGGGTTGGCCGTGAGCTCGCCCAGGCCCAGGATCACCAGCGCACAGGTCAGACCCGTGGCCACGAATCCCGTAATGATCCCTTCCATTTGCATTAGCCTCATGGATTTAGTGGGATTGATTAAGCAACAAAAGCAACCTTGCTGGCCTTGGCTCCGTGGGCGTTGATCACCACGTGGCGGCGATCCCCATCACACAGGGTGCACAGGGCACAGGTTGTCTTCTGGCCCGCTTCGATGCTGGCCTGGCAGTGCACAGTGCCTGCAGGTGCTTCGATATGGGCAGGCTTGACTAGGAAGGTCTTCCACCCATGGGCGGAAGCGTCGACATAATCAGCGAACCCATCGCAGGATGCTTGGGCAATGCCCTTAAGGTGCTGCGCCCATGGCTGACGCCATTGATGGGTATAGGCAGTGTGCTTAGCGCAGTGCTGCAGGATGTTGGCCCAGATATCAGCCGGCACCATTGCCGGATCACCGGCTGAGCCGAACCGAACCGTGGCCCCATCAAACAGGTCCCAGCTGTAACCGATAGGCAGATAGCCACCACGCTTGTAGCAGTTCCACACTGAGAGCGGGGCCTGATACCAGCGCACGTAACACGTGCCGTTGTTGTAGCCAGCGTGTGGGCAGTCACCACACACGCTCCGTCCCCGTCCATCTTTGAAAGCGTGGTGGGGTGGGCAGTCAGCTCGCAGGATCCATACCTGAAGCACCCTGCCCGTTTTGCTGTTGCCGCTGGCCTTAGTCAGGCCCGTGACAATGCAGACAATCGGGGCGCCATCGATAGGGCTGTTGCCCTGCCAAAGAACGCGCCCATTCCAGTTGATGCTGTTGGTCATTGCCTTGGTTGGCGGTGCAAGCGGTGCGCTTGCGTGCCCTTAGTCTGCCCTCACTTGCGCTTAGTGCAATTGACAATGACACAACTTGTAACAATCCAGCATTTCACGCAGCCGATCTCTGGAGCTCCGGCGAGGTGGCCACATATCCGCTGGCCACAGGACGATCATGTATTTAGGCCTTAAGGGCTGGCCCGCTTGTGGCTCGGCCTCGCAGCTCGAGCTGCCGCAATCATGCAGCGCCCACAGCCTTAGTGCAAGTGACCCAGAACACACTTAAGCTTTTCACCAGGATTCGATACAACTAACAAGCCGCAGGCTGTTTGTGTTAGCTATCCTCATCACTGGTTTGTATCATCGAGAGCTCAGCACGTAGCGCAGGATCGATAATCCATTCTTCCTCGATTGCCCACACATTTAACACATTATCCCGAGCTTCTTTGTCTTCCTCGCAGTTAGCGTTGTCAGGCACTTTGTCAGCCAAGTATTCAATCCGCTTCCATGTTTCAGCGAGAGTTCTTTGTATCATCTCTCGTTGTATTCTGTTCTTTTGAGATTGCTTCATTGTGCAATGCTACAGATAAATAGAAAAGTGCAGGTCAGCACAGGGATCTCACCGCCCACGCCCGCCACCACAGGCCCGCACCTCACCCCACAGGCCCGCATTAGATACCTGATCTAATGAGATCCCTCGCCTCGCCTGTGTTTGCGGGTGGGGGATGCCAAATCAGGTCACCGGGTGGGCCAAATTCTCAAAGGGGTGGGGGGCCATGGGGGGGAGCCGGGCCGACGCAAATGGCGCTATCCCTTCGGAAATTTGTGCCAAATTACTCTGGGCTTGACGTAATCGTGCTGCTGGGTATAGAAAAGTCGGTGGGCCGGCGAGCTGTAACTCCCGACCCGTGACCAGTCCAACCGCAATTGAACTGATGGCCGCATCATGGCTACCCCAGTCAACCCCGACGGGATCTGTGATCACCCGTAAACCCGTTCGCATCACTGCAACGGTGTCATGGGCGACTTACCAGTCCCTGATTGAGGAGAGCACCCTAGAGGGCAGGAGCTTAAGCAACCTGACCTCTTATGTCTTGGAGACCCACGTCAAGGCTGGTAAGAGCTAGGGCCTCACTCCGGGTACTTGGTGGTGATCCTCATCTCATCGAAGAACCCACTACCGGTCTCGGAGTAGACACCCACAGGTCTTGGGGGCGGGAGCTCCTGCTGCTCAAAGGCCTTGATGGCCTCGTCAACAGCAGCTGTGGCCTTGTAATCGATCACCTTGGCTTGCAACCAAACCAAAGCCCCATAGACCAAGAAGTCCAGGGGCTTCACCAGATAGGGCTGTAAGCCTCTGTAAGCCGCTTTAAACTCATTCAGGACCAATCTATCCATATCACCCCCACATGGCCTTACAGACGCCTGGGAGGGCCTCATAGAGACGGCTCTTACACTTAAGGGCGATCTCCTTGTGTTCGAGCTGGGTGCCGTTAGCGGTCCTGAGATCGATGTAGTGGATCCACGACCGCACACTCCCAGCCATGTACAGGCGGGTAGGCGTACAGAGGGGGAGGAGTTCACGAGCACACTCCTTCGCCACACCGAGCTCTAGGAGGTTCTGGTAGGCCTTAAGGGAGGTAACCAGCACATCAGCGGCGATGGCTTGGCAGTGATCAAGGGTGTCAGCACTGAGATCATCAATGCTGTTCTGACGGTTCTTGGTGTCTTGCCTGCGGAAGGCAGGAAGCTCAGGCCTAAGGGTTACCTCGGCATACCGCTGAGAGAACTCTTGGAAGGAGAAGCTTCGATGTCGAAGGATCTGAGCGGCAATGGAGCGGGTGGTGTTGATCTCCATCACCACATGAGCCATCTCGAAAGGAGACCAGTGCTTATGGGTGATGAGGTATCGAATCAGTCTCTCACTGTCAGGGTTGTCCTGGTTGACGGGATTGGATACCCGTGCACAGTAAGCAATAAGCTCTTCTGCTTTAGGAGAGACTGAGATCAGATTAACATCAGACATATTGCGTAGCTATAGCAGTCTTACAAAGTAGGAGGCGATGGTCTATTATGTGTGTGTATATTCTGGTGTTAGGGGTCTTACAAAGTAGGAGTTATAAGGCGTATAAGGGTATGAGCTTTGATTGTTTGTATTCTCAATCCCCCTCCCCCCTATAGTCCCCCCTCCCCGAGAGGAAAGGGCCCCGTCTTTCAGGGCCCTTATCACCGCAATATCCACACTGAGGAGCACCACTTCCTCAGCGTAAGTGGACACCTATGGGTCAACGAGAGGGAGAAACCCAGTCGTAGACAGGTTTATTGGCACGTATTGCCTGTTTGAAGCTCAGGCCCAATACGAGGCAATCTGTAGCCAGTTGTGGGGCCTCTAGAAAGGCGTCTTGCATGGCTGTCCATTCTTCGTGTTTTCGAATGGCTTGAGCCTGGAAGGCGCTTTGTGCGAGGGCATCGATGAAGTATTTAACGCCTTGAGCGAGGGCGTCAATGCGGTCATCGTGTTTGACGGCTCCCTTCTCCCGACACATGCGGGACATCTGGTACATGAGCATGTACTCGAGGCGCTTTTCAGGGGGAGCGTCTTGGTTGGAGGTGTAGTCGTATTCGAAGACCTTGGGGTCAACGATCAGCTTGTGCTGGTTCATGACCGGCTCAAGGGTATCGATGATGCGTTCTTCTTTACGGACTGTGGCTCTGACTTCTTCGATATCGAGGGAAGCTTGAGCTTGGATAGCGTGTCGCTTCAGCAGCTCGGCGACCATGCCATCTCCAAAGTTGGATTCGACTAGGAGCTTGCCAGCACTAAAGCGTTTAGCAAGGCGAATGATATCGGAGAGAGTCTCGTCGGAGTATCCGTCTTTGTAGGCCTTGAAGGCTCGGAAGAACACGTAGCCATTAGCTTGGCTAAGGACGCAGGCCACAGTTTCATCAGTACCTCGTCCTGACGGGTCAATCGATACAATCGTTTCATCGTAAGGAACGATTCCCTCGTCAATGAACATTGGTCCATAGAAGCGATCGCCAGGTAGGCCGACAGCAGAGAGTTCCTTAAGGCAATAGCGAGGATCAGAGGACCAAGCGTAACGTTCAGCACATTCAGGGCCTAGTGGTGTAACGATTAGGTCAGCGAACTTCAGGGGGAACTTTTCAGCATCAGACAGGCTGGTATCCAGCATGAACTGAAGCATGAAGTTTGAGCGGCCCATGGCAGCTTCACGCTCCATGAGATCGGAGTCTGTGAAGCGGCTATCAGTAGGCTCCCAGGGCTTAGCACCGGTTTCGATATCTTCGACCAGCTGAGGCGCTAGAAGGCCTTCGTAACGGCTATGGTCCCTGGGATACCTAGCAGGCCAAACGAAGGGCTTGTAGGACCTCTCAGCGAGCTTTCTGTAGACAGTAAAGGTGGACTGTGGGGTCCCCAGGAACATGATCCGACTGGTGTCATCGGGGGTCAGGATCGACTCAGCTTCTGTGACCAGCTGCAGCAGCTTTTCGCGCTGCATGTCGGTGGCTGAGTTGAGGGGGACCTCCACGTCATCAAAGATCATCAAATGGGCACGGGATCCAGTCATCTGACCGGTGATGCCCACACTTTTGACAGAGGGTGCCTGGTGAGGCTTTGCTGGCCCTACGTCGAAGGAGATCCGCGACCACCTCTGGTCTTCGGACTTCGGACCCAGATGGGAGAGCCAGGAAATATCGAGAATGAGCTTCTGACAGAAGATCGAGAAGTTGTCGGCTCGTTCCTTCGAAGCCGAGATCACCATCACCTTCCGATCCGGGTCGATGTAGAGTGTCCATAAGACAAAGGCGGCAGTAATCCAGCTTTTGCCAACGCCTCGAAAGGCGGATATCTGTAGACGCTTCGGGCCGTGCTGCAGGTAGTCAGCAATGCACAGCTGAGCCCTGGTGGGCTTGGGGAGTCCTAGCTCCCGCCAGACCAGCGTGAGGAAGAACTTAAAGTCTTCTCTTAAACGCTTATCAAGTTCTTGTACGTTCATGCGAATGGCACCTTGGCTCCGGTCGGCAAGATGCGCTCCCAGATCGGTGAGGGCCGATAGTCAGGGCTTCCCGGCTGCTTGATCATTCCAGGATTCCAACCGGGAGTCGGGAGGGGTGTGTGAGGGCCTTGAGGTATGCCTTCACTTTTTAGGAAGGGAATCTGGAAGAGGTTCTTTTTTTCAGGTACAGGGGGTGGTGGCGTAGGTGGGGTCTGAAACAGGGTGTATACCTGTTTGGCAGCGTTCTGACGCCGGTCGAGATGAGGCTCTGAAGGGCGGAAGTATCCCTGACCAGACGCTGCAGAACCAGTGAAGTACTTAGCAAAGAATTCGGGTGAACCTTTAGCTGGAGACTTCTCAAACACACGGGTCCAACCGCTGAGACTTGCACCGGGCTTTAGGTCGTGCTTGCCCATGTACTCCTGCACGAAGTAGTTGAGCTGCCACTGGATTGAGTTTGGATCTTTACCAGACTTAAGTGCTGCAGTCCTGGCCTTGTCGTAGGCGGTACGGCGCTCCCCTGTGTATTGGGATAAGCCACGCCCTAACCCTGCGCCCTTCTCAATGATGTCCAGGCCTTTAAGGTTTGGTCTGCCGGTCTCGACGATCCAAGAGCCGATAAGGCCGGCTGCCTGTTCAGGGGTAAATTTAGGAAGCTTGCCACCGCTTTCCTTTTGAGCTTGACCGCTGGTTAGGTACTTCCAAGCGGTCTCTAGTTCAGCTGATCTGCTGATAGCGAAGTAGTTTCGAGGTGCCATTGGATAGATATAAAAAGAGCCCTCTAGAAGCCCCGTGGAGAGGCCTCTAGAAGGCGTAAGGATTGGAGACACCAGAGAGGCAATCAGGAGGCCTTGTAGGGCCTTCCTGACGCCCCTGAAGGGCACTACGCTTTAACGCTNGTTGCCAGACCGATGCTTGAAGCAGTCACAACATTGGCGCGGGCAGCGCAAGCACTCAGCACATCAATCACATCTTCAATGCGATTGGCAGTGGTCAGAGCGCCCAGGGCCGTCACAGCAGTGGCGTCCAGCTTGGTTTTACCCTCGGCTTCAGCCTTGCAAGTAGAGAGAAGAGAAGCCGGCTTCACGCTGGCAGTAAAAACTTGAGCAGTCATTTTTAAGCAGTTTGATAGTACATAAATTCGTCAACCGACAATGATCCCTTGGCCTGGTTACAGCGACGACAGGCAGTGACACAATTGGCGGCTGTTGTCTCGCCTCCCTTGCTCCGGGGGCGGACATGGTCAATCGTCAAATCGGTGGTAGAACCGCAATAAACGCAGCGATTATTGTCCCTGAGCTTGATCTCATCTCTCCACATTCGTTTCGCATCAGAACTGCGAAAGGTGAGGAGGTCATGCATGAGGCTTCGGGGGCTGTCCATCGGTGGCTCATTACTTCAAAGTTGATTTACCGTTCTTGCCATTACGAGCGCGATTACGACGGGGCGATTCCAATACCATCCGCCCGCTCTTCGTATGACTCAGATCTTTACCGCCCTTTCCGGCTATGCCACGGCGGCGCCTCTCCGTCCAGCGTTCCTCTGACTTTTGCTTAACGCCGGGTTTCTTGTTGTATTTACGCTGGTATGCGTTCTTTTTTGCCCTTAGCTTGGGGTTCTTCTTGTAAGGGTTGTATGGCATTAGATATGCTCCTGGACATCCTCAAACGTCAGCTCAGGGATCAAACCAGCAAGACTTGCCAGAGGTGAACCTTCGACTGCAACGCCTGTAATGTCGTTGGCCTTGAGCCAGTCACAAGCGGCCCGTAGATCGGCCGTGGATGCTTCACCCGACTTGATCCTGCCGATCAGTTCTTTTGTTAAAAGTGAATGGAGCTCGTCGAATGCGTCTTCACCTGCTCGCTTAGTCATAATGACTCCTAGTGTTGCTTGAACACAATCTGATCAAGCTTATTTTCAATGCGGATCATGTGATCTTCCATCTTTGCAAGCGCACCAGCCAACTCTTCTTTTGGTACATAGCGTTCAGCCATGCGAAGTTCGACTCGGTCCATGCGCTTGTCAACTTCCATGATCCTGTTGTTAAGTCGTGTATTGATGGCTACGAGGCCCGTAAACGCCGCAACGGCAGCGGAGATAAATGCTTCAATCATTAGGATCTAAATGTCATAAACCATCCAGAACCATCACCTTCTACCGCCCATCGGCGCATCCAGTTAGTCCATGTGTACTTGACTTGGTAACCTCCATGCCCACGGCTGACATACCCTCCAGCGACGTTGTTCATCTCCCCGAAAGGATCATGAAAAACACCGTGGAGTCCGTCATCTCCAATTAGCAACATCCAATGCCCACCACCCTGCGGCTTTGACACAGGGCCTTTATGGAGAACACCAGTCGCAACTGGATAGCCTTTCTTTAGCTCAGACAGCAGTGCGGAGCGAGTACCATTCTGATAGAAACAAGCAAGCACTCCATAGTCGGAACATGCCCGCAGGTGCGAGGTGTACTGGGTAGTGTCCCCGTATTTCAATACAGTCTTTAAGTAATCATCATCAGCATTACTGCCTTTGAGGGCCTCAGGCTGGAGATACTTGATGGCCATAGCGCACGTAGAGCTAAAGCACATCCGATCTCCATGCCTGGTAGCACTATCGGTTTGCGAGTAATACTGCTTTACGGGAAGCAGCACCATCGCTTCAACCCTTAAAGATATTCTTGATTTGTTGGATCTTGTCGTCTTCCTTGCGAACCACCTTCAGGTAGGTCACGAGGGAAAGCAGCACCTGAGCAATGCTGTTTTCCTTCAGCTTGCTGGCACCGACAACTTCAGAACCCAGAAACAGGGCGAAGAAAACCAAGGCCTCATAGGAGACCTTCAGGCCGAATAGAGTAATCATTGTAATTGGGATTGAATGAGGTGAAATCTGTAGCGAAGCAGAGACGCTCTTCGTTGGTGTTATTAGGAAGAGTGCTATGCACAATGTGACCCGGATGAACAACCATCATTCCGGGGTATGGACTGATCCGTTTGAATACATTCCCACCAGAACCTGTTTGTGGGTCTTCATAAGCGCACCACATGGACCCTGCTGCGGGATCTTGGATTAGCAAGTCACCAGAGCCAGGGGGAACCTTGAGGTAGTAGATAGCAACCAACAGGTCCCATGGGTGAGTGTGGGGTGTAACCGCGAAATTTCCGCTCTGCGCTTGTAGCCAACCGCGCTTGACCCTGAAGGTTTCAGACCTCCCCACAGTGGTCATCACCTCGTTAGCTCGACTCTCAAAACAAGAGGCAAGGAGCTTGAAGCCTGGAGTATTAACAAGCCTCCAGGCGTTATCGGTTGTAGCCGGTGTGCTTAGGTTAGTCCACTCCTCTAAGCACTGATCCAGTAATTCACTATGATCAAACACCCCAACAGGTGTCGGAAATAAAAGGTGAATCATGCAGGAATAAGCTCAACAGGGCGCAGACCAAATGGGTCCTGACGCTCCGGTCGGATATCCCCAACAATATTGACAAGAATCAAACCAGTGGCGATAAAGAGTGCTTCCGCGAAGAAAGCCACATGGTCGAAGTAAGCATTATTACAGCTGACCTCGAACAACTCGCCTTGCAGGAACATGCAAGATCCCATGCAGCCTTGAAGCATGGGGCACCCAGCACACTCTGCTCGATGCTTCCAATGCGTAGCTGTATTGAGCTTGACATTCTCCATATCAAGCATATGACCAATCTTATGGCTTTGACCGTTGCCGGCAAAAGCCACTTCGGAGGTGTTCTGACAAGTCAGGACATTGCCTCGCAGGTCAACAGCAATTTGGTCCTCGCTGTCCATGGAGCATTTCTGGCCGAGAACACGAGCTGGACGAAGCTTTTTCCATGAATCCAGCCAGGTTGAAAGCCGAAACTGCAACACATCAAAGTTCCTAAGAATGTCACTGTTGTGCATCTCGGCGAAACCTTGGTTCGCAAACTTCTGGTACTCCTCGGGGCGTAGAGACATACTCTTACCACCTTCGTCATAGGCATCAACCATGCCACCCTCACCCAGCGACACATCAGGATTGCCAGTAAGTTCCCGGAAGAAATTAGCAGCTTCAACCCGTGACGTATTTAGACGGTTGAGCATAGGGTTGAAGGACATCCGTCCTACCCTTCCCATCTTCTCGTAAAGATAAAGCCAGACTTCTTTCTTAGAAGGGATCGTAAGAGGGTCAGGGCCCCGAACAGCTTGCCCAGGTCCATCATGAGAAATAGCCATGCTGAATCCCAGGTCATAAAGCCAATCAACCCATTCCTTGGTGAGCAGTGATCCGTTTGTGATGACGGACATCCGAATGTTTGGATAAGCTGCACGGATGCGCTCGGCCAATGGCTTGAACGTCTTTGCATATACCAGTGGCTCTCCACCCCAGAATTCAATCTTGCGACCCAGGCCTCCTTCCGGTGGCTTAAACCAGGAGGTAAGGCTGGTCATGAATTCATCCACAAGAGGTACAGACATCTCGTCTGCATGCGGTACAAACCGCTGTGAGCAGTATTCGCAGGAGTAGTTACAGCTCAAGCCCATCTGGATCTTGATCATCTTCGGCATGCTGCTCTTGCCAAGCGGTGTTTGCTCGGACACTGCAGCTACAGAACCGCCAAATTGCTGGGGTTCTACAGCTACAACAAACTCGCCTGCTTCGTTGCGTAGCTCGCTGGTTTGGTTGTTGTAGTAGAGCTTATGCTCCTTCTTGGTGGCAGGATCTTGGAGGTGAAGAGTGAAGGTGGACATTACAGAAGTTCAAAGTTTGGCATTTGGATTTGTTCTCGGAGCCTCATATTGGCAACAACTAATACGCGATCTCTCTCGCCCTGATATGCCTCACTTTCGTGGAAGACATGGGATGGGTGAATGATTAACATCCCTGGATGTGGCGAGATAATATGGTTCTGCGTATGGTTGAATGCTCTTGAGCGGTAGCTAACCGGATCAATGACCATAAAGCGACCACCGGCATCTCGCATCACTGCAGGATCACCAGAGTCAGTTACATCGAGGTCGGCATAAAAAACTGCGACATAGTCACAGCCACGATGGCAGTGGACCTTTGATCGCTCGCCCTTTTTCATGACACGGGCAAACATGAAGGTGTCGATGCCTACTGTGTGTGATTCAGGGTGGCCCTCTGCCTTTAAATAAGCCTTCATCCTCTGATGAAGTAACTTACGGTAGGCTTGAACACCAGGGCAAGGAGACCGCAACATGCAGTACATCTCCCTGGTGTTCATAAGCTGCTCTGGCAAATAACTATTCTGCGAGAAGTAGTTCTTTGCGGTGGATATAAGTGCTTTATGATTTTGATTAGTTAGCTCTGGCAGTAAGTTGTCAACACCAATATTGACAGGCCAAAGCTGTCTAATTTGCATTAGGTAAGGTGAATTAAGACTTCGGATTCGCCAGTCCAGTACTTATAGCCAGCCTTGACCTTAATGACCTCTCCAGGCAGAAGCGATTCGGTCTTGAGCAAAGCGATGCCAGAGGTCGTAATTCTGGTACGCGCAAGCATACCGCTAGTAGCCTCTAGATAAATCGTAGTGCCAGGAATATGCTGTTGAATTGAGAGTTCAACGTCCTTACCAGCAGTTACTTCTGAGGGTGCAGAGATTGATTGAGACGGACTGGGTAGATGTTACCTCAGAGACGGTATCGAGTTCTTGAATAACATCAAGACTAGATACATCAAGGTTGCCATCATCAAAGACAAAGATTGAGATATTCTCGGTTGAGCTGGTTTTAGCTGGGGTCCAAATTAAAGCCAATCGCAAGAGATCATCTTTAAACGCCCTTGGATTTGACTTAGTAAAGAAGGTTTGCGTGATGACCTGCTCTACAGTGAAAGACAAATTAGTTTCAGCCTTGGAACTAATCAAGACGAAACCATTGTCTTCGCTTTTGCTGAGAATATCGTCCCAGGCAAAAGAAAACTGATTAAAGTCAGACGTGACCAGCTCAGGACCTTCCCCGTCAATGAAGACAGGTACATCTAGAATGATACCTTCATTGTTAACGGTAATTTTACCGCCCGACAGCCTGCTAGTAGACCCCGCAAAGCTTTTGCGTTTGTCAATTGTATATATTTTCATGGGAGATTAGCAGTTACAAGCGCAATTGCAATTCCAACGGTGGCCACAGTTATATGTTCCACAAGCGCCGATGTTACTACCCTGGTCTAGGAAATAAGTACCGCCACAGTTGTGACATGCGTGGTCACAATCACCATGACAGTTGCAGGCATTCAGATTAGCCAGCTGGGCATTGATGGTATTAAAGAAGTGACCGTTGTAGTCAGCAGTACCAATGCCAGTGACGTGACCGTTAGAAAGGGTGATGCTGCTAATAACAGCTCCAGTACCTACACTAACGTTGCCTTGGCTAGAGACAGTTGCGTGGCTGAGGGTAATGTTGCCACTCAATGCACCTCCACCAGATAGCTGTGTTCCTGCACTAACCGTGCGTGCAGTAGGAACAGAAGCGTTCTGTGCGTTGGTTTGAGCCGTGTTGGCGTATCCCTGTGCAGTTGTGTTGGCACTAGAGAGAGTAGTCGAGGCAGCTGTAGTGACAAACCTAGTCGTGGCTATCTGCTCTGTGTCAGTACCAGCAGTTGCAGTAGGGGCTGTAGGAGTACCACCTAGCCCAGGCGATGTAGCAAAAACCAGCGATCCAGTGCCGGTTTCATCGGAGATAGCTGCAGCCAAGTTGGCGGAAGTGTCCGATAGTCCGTAACCAGCAAACGTCGTTGGGTTGCTAGCGCCCGTTACACGGCCCTTAGCATCGACAGTGACAGAGCGGTATGTGCCAGCAGTTGCACCGGAAGCAGAAAGCTTCTCAGTCGTCACTGAACCATCAGCAAGGTCGCCAGTTGCAATGGTGCCATTGGCAATCATTGCGCTTGTTACCGTGCCCGTATCAGAGGTGGTGACAATGCCGGCAGGAAGCGGAGCAGTGGTCGCAGCAGTGACTTGGCCCTGTGCATTGATGGAGAGGACAGGAACAGCTGTAGAGGCTCCGTAATTACCAGCAGTTACGCCGGTAGAGGCCAGCTTTCCTGAAGCGATAGCTGCAGAGGCGTTGATGTCTGCATCAACAATGGTCCCATCAGCAAGATGGGTTGAAGTAACGGACCCAGCGGGGAGGTTGCTGAGGTCCTGGCGGAGCAGAGGGCGACCACCAGCCGTTGTACCGTCATGTACAACAGCTGTATCTTTGGTGGTATCAATAGTGATCTCACCCTCAGCACCAGTAAAAGTGTTATGTTGCGTCGTAGTTCCGCGACGCAGTCTAAGAAGTTTTGCCATTTCTACTAAATAGTTCCGAAGTCAATAGTGAGATCAGCACCGTCTATTGTGGAGACGTTATTGATGTTCTTACTGTTGGCGTTAAGGTGCCCTCCAAGGNTTGGGTTGGTGTCAGATTGAATCTGAGAGATACCAGCCGCAATAGAAGAGAAGATACTACCGTTAAAATATTTCAGTACATTGTTAACAGTATCGAACCACAGCCGACCCATGGTTGGGGATGTGGGCTGACTTGCGCTGATTGTGTATTCAGCGGCGTACCGGTTCACATCATTGATGTAACCGCTAACATAATTGACATTTCCTATCGAACCAGCTACCGTATTGACATTAGAGATTGCACCTGAAACCGTATTAACGCTATTGATTGACCCGGCAACAGTTGTAACATTTGCAGAAACACCAGCGACGGTATTTACGCTGATAATGCTATTCTCAACAGTATTTATGTCAGCGATATTATCGACGATAACATTAACGTCTGCTATATTGGTCGCAACCGTTTGAATTGCGGAAATGCTGTTACCACAGGTTTCCAAAGCTCCACCACTTTGACCCGCCAGAAGGGGGTCAGCTACGGAACCGAGGTCACTCTCAGTCGAGAGGTCGTTAGCAACGACAGCAATATCGTTAAGGTCGGACTGGTTGGGGGTAATTGCACCCCATACATCGCCATCCC